CCACGTTCTCTATTACGCCTGTCGATCCTAAGTTCGGCCCCATCATAAGCACACTCAGTAAATGTGTTTATGGTGGAGCCGCCGGGTACCGCCCCCGGGTCCAGTTCGTCGTTGATTGGCTTCAACGTTACAGTTTATTTATAACATCACTATACAGTAATGTCAAGTTCTTTTTCTTGTTTGTTAGAAAGTTTTTCGTCTGGTGGGACAATCTTGCGTAGCCAACTGTCTGCGATGTACGCTCTTGGACTTGGTCCTAATTGTATATCTAAATCATCTGCTTCAATCCACCAATGGTGATCAGTTACCATTGCCATACACGGCATACCTCTAAATTGAAATTGTTCACGTTCGTTAAATTTGCCAATATACTCAGCAACATTAACAACACGCCCTACATTTGCAGGATTTACTGAAAAGATAATGACTGCTTTATCACCTTCATTTACGTTCATTAGTCACCATTAGCAAATACGTTAGGACTGCCTTCGATCATGTTACCAGAATCAGTAGAGTCTGTTTTTCGTGACACTGCAATTTCGTTTATAAAGACATTTGGAGATCCTTCTTTGGTAACGTCAGTATGTGCTACACAATCATCTCCGCTTGGTATATTGTGCGACACTGTTGGTGCGCCAATAACAATTACATCTATATTATTAGCGTGAACTGTTCCGTCTGTGTTAGGAGCGTCAATAGTAGTCGTTCCATCACAGCCGTGACCTGTGTTTAGTTCATCACCAACTCTACTTACCGCAGGCATTAAGTTACAATCCCAGATGTAGTAGCAGTGTATTGTTTACTAATTTCTTCTTGTGTTTTAGATACACAACTTACTGAAGTAACTCGTAGCATAAATTTGTTATCTGGATTTACACTAAACATATAAGGTGCTAATCCTAAACCTTCTGCTTGAGCAATTAAAACCATAGGTTTCTTTAGTGTGTAATATGTATCATCTTCTTTATCGAGACGAGCAACAATTTCTTCTCCCGAACTTAATTTAAGTGATACTGTATCGCCTTCCTTATATGGGGTTTCAATTAGCATATTAATGTCCTACTGTGTGGCCTGTTCCGTTATAGCCTGTTTCGTCAAGATACTGTACAAATTGATCGTATCCGCCTATTGTTGTACCATTAATTTTAATCTGTGGTACAGTACGAGCACCTGGGAAGTTTTCTAATAGTTCTTCCTTTGAGTAGTCAGTACCAAGTGATTTGTATGTATATTTAAAATCACGTCTTTCACAAAGTGCCTTTGCTTTATCACAATACGGACACATTGGTTTTCCATAAATTTCTATCATAAACTAAATCCTTTAAGTGAATCTTTATCAACGTCTTGTTTAATGCCGCCGATGATGTACGACTCCACTTCTGTTTCTTGTGGAGCAACTTGTAAGCCTGATGAGCTCAACCAATGTTGTGTCCACGGAAGTGGATTAGTGTTTACTGGAGCATCAAAGATAGCATTTAATCCCAATGCTTTTAAACGTCTGTTTGCAATGTACTCTACATATTGATGTAGAAGTGTAGCATTAAGACCAATCATTGAACCATCTTTAAATAGGTAGTCTGCCCAGTCTTTTTCTTCTGCAACACACTCACGCCATAAGTCATATACTTCATCTTCGCACTCTTTAGCAATTTTAGCCATTTCTGGATCATCTTTGCCTTGAGCCCAAAGTTTAAGAACATGTGTGCTTAGTGCAAGGTGCTGTGCTTCGTCACGTGCAATTAGTGAAATAATCTTTGCAGAGCCTTCCATTAGTTTTAGTTCTCCAAAACCAAAAGTACACGCAAAACTTACATAGAAACGCAGTCCTTCAAGAATGTTTACAGTTTGCATAGCAAGGTACAGTTTCTTTTTAACGTCACGCATATTGCCTTCTTTACGATGCATAAACGCATCAGCGGCATCGTTAAATTCGTCATAGTATTTTGTAACACTTTGCGCACGAGCAAGAATCTTTTTGTCATCTAAAATAGTATCAAAAACTTCTGTAGGATCTGGATACACATTTTTCATAATGTGTGTATACGAACGTGAGTGAATAGTTTCAAAGAAGTCCCAAGTAACAATACACCCTTCAAGCTCTGGCAAACTTACGTGTGGCAAGAAAGCCAAACAAGGTCCACGACCCTGTACACTGTCTAACAGTGTTTGGTACTTTAAGTTTGCAGTAAAGATGTGTTTCTGTTCTGGACGAAACTGTGCATAGTCTGCTCTGTCCTTCTGTAGAGAAACTTCTTCCGGTCGCCAAAAATACCCCAGCATTGTTTGATTAAGTTTATCAAACACTGGAAACTTAAAAACATCATATCGTTGAGTGTTTTGGTCTGCTCCAAAAAACATATTCTGTTTTGTGAAGTCTACTTTGTCCTTATTAAATACTGTTTTAGCCATTAAAACCTTCCTTATACTTCTTCTATAATACTATCATTGCAGTTACTTGTCAACCTTAAATGGCACAAGCTTCGCATTCTTCTCCGTCTTGTGCGATGCTATTAGGAACTCCAGCATCTAATAATTGTGTTTGCGGTTTGTCTTCTTCAATCTCACTTGGATCAGTCTTGTAATCGTAAGTATTTTGATAGTAAGAAGTCTTCCATCCATACTTATAAGTATTCAACAAGTCTTGTAACATAACACTCATTGGCACTTCGTTGTTCTCGTAGTGGGTTGGGTTGTATGACCAGTTGCCACTAATGGCTTGGTCAAAGAACTTTTGCATTACTGCGACAACGTTGATATAACCTTCGTTGCTTGGCATATCCCAAAGCAGTGTATAATGGTTCTTTAGTGTTTGATACTGTGGAACAATCTGCTTAAGAGGCCCTTTCTTTGACTTCTTAACGGACAAGTATCCACGTGGTGGTTCAATTCCGTTTGTTGCGTTCGACACAACGGAACTGCTCTCCGATGGCATTTGTGCGGACAAAGTTGAGTGCCTGAGCCCGTGTTCCTTAATGTCATTGCGGAGACTATCCCAATCATAGTTTAGTTTGTGTGGAACGATTGTGTCCACATCCTTTTTGTAAGTGTCAATTGGCAGAATGCCGTCGCTGTATTTAGT